GTGGTCGAGCTCAAGGCTAAGGCGCTGAAGGACAAGTTCGAGGAGAACTTTATCTACGGCGACGCCTCGGGCGGCAGCAAGGAGTTTGACGGGCTGAGGAAGCTCATCGACACCACCACCGCCAGCGCCCAGCTCATCGCCATGGGCGGTACCGGGGCTACCCTGACCCTGTCCAAGCTGGACGAGCTTATCGACACGGTAAAGGGCGGCACGCCCGCCATACTGCTCATGAGCCGACGCTCGCGCCGCAAGCTCAACGCCCTGGTAAGGGCGGCGGGGGGCATGATCGATACCGACCGGGACAGGTGGGGCAACTTCGTCCAGCTCTGGGACGGCATCCCCATCGGCGTCAACGACTGGATACTGGATACCCACACCTTAAGCGGCGGGGTGGAGACGGGCACCACCGGCGGCGACTGCTCTGCTATCTATGCCTTCCAGATGGGGGAAGGCGCTCTATGCGGTCTGACCGGCCCCGGGCACCTGACGGTGGAGCCTATCGGCTCGCTGGAGACCAAGGACGCATCGCGCACCCGCATTAAGTGGTACTGCTCACTGGCGCTGTTCAGCTCGATAAAGAGCGCTGCTCTAATCGGGGTTCAGGACTAAAATTTAGCTAATATCGGGGGAGTCCTTTAGAGAAGGACTCCCCCCCGAGGAGGGAAAAATGGAAAAGCAAGACACAGCCAGGTGGCTCTGCCGCTACCGGCTGAGCAAGTACCGTGAGGATATCGAGTCCTACCGCGGGAGAGAGGCGGAGTTCCACGACAGGTTCAAGCCCTACGAGGTAATCGAGGGCGAGGGCAACTGCCTGCTCAATGCCGGCATTAACGAGATGTGGGACTTAATTACCGGCGCGGTTTCCGGCTCCGGGCACATCTTCGACAACGCCGCCGCTCAGATAGGCGTCGGCGACAGCTCGACGGCGGCTACCCCGTCCCAGACCGACCTACAGGCCGCCAGCAACAAGACCTATAAGGGCATGGAGAGCGGCTATCCCACTTCCACCAGCCAGAAGGCGACCTTTAAGTCCAGCTTCGGTGATAGCGACGCCAACTACGCCTGGAACGAGTGGGTGGTCAAGCAAGCCACCAGCGCCAAGTGCCTTAACCGCAAGGTGGAATCACTGGGCACAAAGAGCAGTGGCACCTGGACTCTGGAAGTTTCTATCACCCTGAGCTAGTAGAGGTGGCGAATGTCTCACTGCACAGTTAAATTCCGGGGCGCACATATACAGCACGACTGCCTCAAGGCGGGGATAGCCGTCTTTCCTGCGGAGAGCGACGGGTCTTATGCCCGGCACTATGTCCCCAAACCTATCATGCCGGAAGGCGGCTACCCTGGAGCAGTCGACGATAGAGGGATACCGCTAGACGAGGGCGACTTCAGGGCCTGGCTTGAGAGCCTGCCCACGATGATGGAGCTTAACCCCGTCTTTGCCCACTTCATCCGCATTAACCCCGATACCACCCTGCCCCAGCTTGAGTCGGAGATAGAGCGTATCCTTACACCCAATGTCCTGACAAGCGCCGACGCCTTCCTGTCAGACCGGGCTAAGGATACGGAGCGCCAGAGCTTCGGACGCTTTCGCAAGCTGATGCAACCAGCAGAAAGACTGGGTAACGGGCTGGTGCTGCCCAAAGGATACGACGCTAGCGCCCTTATAGCCGAAGCCAACGAGAAGTTTAAGAACCTTGGCGGAGAGCTTGACGGTAGGGGGAAGATACTGGATATTGAGCCCGGGACAATTGATATCGGCGCACCGGCGATTGATAGGGGGACAAACGCGAGCTACAACTACACACGCATCGACCTTACCAATCCGGCTAACGGCGCCGGTACACTAACCGCTTTCGAGCTTTGGTTCGCTGTCGAAGGCAATGATGGCACAGACGTAAAGGTAGGCACCTTCTACGGCACCGCCCCCGATTTTACTAATCGGGACTACGAAGCCCTCGGCACAATTACCAAGGGTTCTAAGCAAACCGCATCCGGCTTATCAATTACCGTAGCATCCGGAGACTACGCCGGGATTCACTTCACAGACGGGAGGCTGGAAGGCGATACATCAGGTGAGGGCAGCGGCGGTTACTATAAATCGGGCGACCAGTTCGGGGCAGGCCAGCAGACATACACCTCAAGCATTTATGTCGCCTTATCTCTCTTCGGGGAGGGCGAGGAATCGGTAACCGAGAAGGAGTCCTCCGACGCTGGCTCCGGTGTCGATGCCGTTGAATCGCTGGAAACGCCGGAGGCCAAGGCTTCATCCGATTCCGGCTCTGGCACCGAGGGTACGCCCCTCTCCAGCGCTATCCTGTCCGGCAGTGAAAACGGCTCCGGACTGGAAGCTATTATTGCCCGACTGCTGACTGACGGCGAAAGCGGCGGCGCTGTCGAAGCCTCTGATGTCGAAGACAAGGGGATATTCAAAGACCTCTCTGTCAGTGAACAGGGAGAAGGCGCCGACTGCCTTACCGCTAAGATAGAAATGCCCACCAAAGGGGGAGGTATGAAACTATGGACTTAAACACGATGAGAGCTATCGTCAGGCGCGACCTGAAAGACGAAGACGCGGGGAACTACCGCTGGAGCGATGATGAGCTGGACCGGCACATTGCCCATGCCCTGAAGGATTTTTCCGAGGCGGTGCCCCTGCCGACAAAGGCTATCCTGTCCACCACCGCCGACTCCAGGGTAATCGATATATCCCCCCTGACCGAGCGGGTGATGGTGGAGGCAGTGGAGTACCCGCTGGAGCAGTTCCCGCCCAGCTACCAGAAGTTCGCCCTCTGGGGGCACGCCCTGACCCTTCTCGGCGATGAAGCCCCCGATGGCTCAAACTGCAACGTCTATTACGGCATGCTCCATACCCTCGATGCCGAGGGGTCGACCATACCCACCAAGGACGAGGACTTGGTGGCTGCGGGTGCCGAGGGCTACGCCGCCGTGGAGTGGGCCGGTTACGCCATCAACCGGGTGAGCCTGGGCGGCACCACCACCCCCAGGGAGTTCCTCGCCTGGGGCAACGACAAGCTGAAGCAGTTCCGGAGCGAGCTAAAAAGGCTGGGGAGAAGGAACCGTGTCCGCATCCGCCAGCTCTACCAGGTATGAAGGAGGCCGTTATGACAACAAGAGAGAAGCCAGCTAGAGCTAAGGAGGGTTTGCCCCGGGAGGCGTTTGCCATCGTCGGTGACCCCGACGACCCTGAAAGCTGGAAGCTGCCCCACCACAAGAGGAGCATCTACCGGGCATTGAAGGGGAAGCTGGATATAGAAAAAACAGTTGACTGGGAGCGGATGGCGGCGGCGGTGGTTGCCCTTTCCCCCAGGGGTTACCGGGGGCGGGGGGTGGCCGCCAGCCCCGAAGAGATACTCAAAGCCGCCCGGCATTTAGCCGACCACTACCGAAAGGCAAATAAACCGCTGCCGGATACGCTGGCGGCACTGGGGTAAACGAAAATGAAAGATTGGATAGAGTTAATCAAAGCCGTCATCAGGCCCTTTATCATCGTCTGGGGGTTTTCCGTCTACGGCGTCTGTATTTTGTCCGACATAGAAGCGCCGATGCTGCTGGTGGGGCTGGTGACGGCGGTCATCGTGGAATACTTCGGCGAAAGGGCCATCAAAAGGCTTAAGGAAAAGTGAGACAGCTTGGTTCGACACTGCTCGCCGCCCAGAAGGAGGCTTCGCGGACTCCCTATGTAAAGGTGGAAGCCTCCAATAAGCATGCCGGCGTGGTCAAGCTGCGCTGGGAGAGGCTCTACAGCGGCGCGGAGGACGACTACTATCACGCCGTCACCATGCCCGACGACGGCTCGCTGGTCAGGGTAAGGGTAACACCTCCCTCCGATTCCCGGAAGCTCTACCGCCAGCGGGTGGCCAACCCCAGCCCTCAGTCCGATTTCAGCCAGTGGGTCTATACCAGCCAGTACGACGTGGTTATCGTCGCCTGCTGCGCGCTGGGGGCCGAGGTATCCATCTTCTGGATAAACTCCGACCGCGAGCTTTACCAGCTCAAGAGCAGCGACTACGGCGTTAGCTGGGGCAGCCCCCAACTCCTGACCTACAGCCCGACCACCGCCATCAACGGCATCGCCTGTGCTTATAAGCCCAACGGCGATATCGGGCTGTTTTTCGCCGACCAGGCGACCCTCTACGTGATGAAGCGCCTGAATAACAGCTGGGGGAGTAAGGTCGCCTGGGACGAGACGACGGGCGACCTCTCCGGCGTCGCCGCCGTTTACGACGGCGATTGGAACCTTTTCGTCACCGGACAGGACTCGGGCGATGATTTTAAGCTCTGGTCGCTGGTCTACGGGGACGGTGGGGAGGTGACGGCGGGCGACTGGTCGGGGCTTCAGGTTTTTGCCTCGGCTCCGTCAGACGGCGACTTTGAATACCGCGCCGCCTTTATGGACAAGCCCGATGTCTATCGCGGCTTCTTTATCGAAAAATTCGGCGGCAATAAGTCCTACGACCGCCCCTTCTGGTCGCACTCGGTAGCCGAGACCAAGTTTATCGACAACCTGTGGCATGAGCCCGTGCCCTTTAACCTTTCCAGCCAGTACGGGCTGGCTATCACCCACCACGGCGACTACGGCTGGCTTTCCGCCCCCTACGGGGTGTGGCGGGCAAGGCTGACGGAAGAGAGGCTAGATTTGAGCGTCGATGTCCTGGCGCTGAAAGAGGAGCTTGCCCCAGGCAGGGGCAGCCTCAGCCTGGAGTTGAGCAACGACGACGGTAACTATAGCGCACCGGGAGAGGGAGATATTTCCTTACTGGATATCGGCTGCCAGCTGAATTTTAGCCCCGGCTATGTTACCGCCCAGGGCAACGAGCTAAGCTCAGGACCCGCTTTCATAGTTGAGTCTTACGAGCATACCAGCGCCGGCGGTAAAGCCAGCCTGGTCCTTAACGCCGCCGACGGCTGGAGCCTGATTGAGAATTGGAGGGCGAGACACCAGTTCCGCTGGAACAAGCAGAGCGAGGAGATGAACGTCAAAGAGATTCTGTCCTTTGTACTGGGCAGGGTGGGGCTAAAGCTGGAGGTGAAGTCCGGGTCTTCGGCGCTGACCAGCGACTACCCCGATTTCGCCATCAAC